GTCGCGGTAAATAACTAAGATAAACGCGGCGACCGCGCACCTTGCCTTTTGTCGGAATCGGATAAGTCATGCGCGGTTGCCACTTATATGACAAAGTAGGAACATGGCGATCTTTAACAAAACTCGAAAAGCAGCGATAAGCCCAGCGCCTAGCGTGGCAGCTGCGGTCGCTGGCGGTTACACAAGTAACGCGCAAGGCGTAAGCATGATCGGCCAGTATTACAGTTACCAAGAAGGCGAAGCGCGCAACCGCGCAGTCAGCGTGCCAACTATCAACCGCGCTAATTCGCTGTTTAAGTCCGTTATCGGCTCAATGCCATTACGCATGTACAACGAGTTTTGGAACGGTGAAAAAATGGAGCGCATTTATATTGCGCCACGCAGTTGGTTGCATCGCCCAGACCCAACCGTCAGTTACCAATTTTTAATGTCGTGGACGCTAGACGATTTGTTGTTCTTTGGTCGCGCGTTTTGGTACATCACATCGCGCACCGCTGATGGCTACCCTGCCACGTTTACTCGACTGCCTGCTGGCTCAATTACCACGACCGACATGGTTGGCCCTGTGTGGTTTGCACCATCTAAAGAAGTGTATTTCAACGGTGGCATGCTTGACCCAGCAAACCTTGTGCAGTTCTTGTCGCCAGATCAAGGATTGATTTATTCGGCTCCTGGCGCAGTTGAAACCGCGCTGAAACTTGAAGCAGCGCGCAACCGTAACGCATCGTCAAGCATCCCTGCTGGCGTACTTAAGCAAACAGGTGGCGAACCGCTTAGCGCGCAAGAGTTGGCTGATTTGGCGAGCGCGTTTAACGCCGCTCGAGCAACCAACCAGACCGCTGCGCTTAACGAGTATTTGACATACACGGAAACAAACAGCACCCCAGACAAGATGCTTTTGATTGAAGCATCGCAATATCAGGCGCTTGAAATGTCACGTCTGGCAAATGTTCCGCCGTACTTAGTGGGCGTTGCAACTGGCGCATATTCGTACCAATCATCCCAGCAGGCACGCGCCGATCTGTACTTGTTTGGCGTCAAATTGTATGCAGATGCAATCGTTGGCGCTTTGTCCATGGACAATGTATTGCCAAGAGGAACCTATGTTGAGTTTGATTCCGAAGAATACCTAGAAGAAAACTTTATGGCCGATCAAATGGACGACCGTGAAGAAGTCGTTAGAGAAAACACACAAGAGGAGTTAGCACGATGATCAAATTAATTGCAGGAGATTTTACGATTGACGCCGCCAAGGGTGACGCCCCACGCCGCACCATTTCGGGAACCGCGGTTCCGTACAACGTGCCGGCAGTAGTCTCGGACGGTACAGCTGTAATCTTCCGTCCTGGCTCATTGCCAGTCGAAGGCAAAGCGCCACGCCTGTTCATGTATCACCAAGCCGATATGCCAGTCGGCATCGTGCTGGAAAGAGTGTCAACCGATGACGCAATGCTGTTTACTGCCAAGATCAGCGCAACGACTCTAGGCAATGACGCGTTGGTTATGGCCTTAGACGGCACCATTGACCAAGTATCGGTCGGCGTAAACCCAACCAAGTTCTCGTACGACGAAGAAGGCACAATGATCATTGAGTCAGCCGACTGGATGGAATTATCCCTAGTTCCGATCGGCGCTTTCGGCGATGCAGCAAACATCACCAAAGTCGCAGCGAGTATCCACCAAGAGCCCGAAGAAGTAGTGTTAAATGAAGAAGTAACCCCAGTAGAGGAGAAACCAGAAATGTCCGAAATCAACGAAACCGCAGTCGAGGCAACCATCCCTACTGCACCAATTTTTGCACAAGCAAAGCGCAAGTTTGATTTGCCAACACCAGGCGAATACATGGCAGCGATGCACATTGGCGGAGAAACTTTCCGCAACGTTGCAGCAGCCGCACGCGAGTTTGCAATTTCAAAGCAGTCAGCACTTCAAGCAGCTGCAGGCGATGTGCTCACGACCGATACACCTGGTCTTTTGCCAGTACCAGTTCTTGGGCCAGTATTTGATGATTTGAACTACATCCGTCCAGTTGTAACAGCAGTTGGCGCTCGCGCGATGCCAGACGGTGGACAGTCAAAGACATGGATTCGCCCAACGTGGACAACCCACACCTCGGTAGGTTCACAGTCACCAGAACTTTCAGGTGTATCAGCAACCACGCCAGTCATCGCATCAAACGTTGTTACCAAGTCAACACTTGCAGGCCAAGTAACGTTGTCAGTACAAGACATCGATTTCACTTCGCCCGCCGCGATGGAAATCATTTTGCGAGACCTCGCAGGACAATACATGTTGCAATCGGACGCAGTCGCATGTGCCGCAATTCTTGCAGGCGACACAGCATCAGGTTCAACTTGGACAGTTACCGCAAACGACCCAACATCGTTGATCGCAGCGCTTTACGATGCAGCAACCGACATCCTCACCGCAACCAACTTCTTGCCTGATCACATTTTTGTCAGCACGGACGTATGGAAAAAACTGGGCAGTCAGTTGGACGCAGACAAGCGACCAATTTTCCCATACACCGGCGCAGCAGGACTCATGGGCGTCAACGGAATGGGCACAGCAAACGTGACACAAATGAACACGTTTAACCCACTCGGACTCAACCTTGTTGTGGATCGTGCGTTTGCCGAAAACACCATGGTCGTAGCACGCGGATCTGCAATTGAGTTCTACGAGCAAGTGCGTGGAATTATGTCGGTAGAAGTACCTGCAACCTTGGGTCGCACATTCTCCTACTACGGTTACGTCTCAACCTTTATCGCAGACGGCGATCAGGTTAAGTCAATCGCAATCGCTTAGTCGAGAGCGGAATAACCGCTCATGGCTACATACACAGTTACCAACAAGTACCTGATTGATGACTTCGCCGTACTGCAACTCCTGACCCCCAGCGAGATTGCAGTCGGCCAGTCAATCACGGTCGCAGGCGTTGACGCCACATTTAACGGCACTTACTCTGTGCGCGCATTGCCACAGTATTTGTTTATTGGCGTTGATACCGAAGGCGATCTGCTTTACGACTACCAGATGCCGATTGCCGATCAAGTGCTTTATGCACGGGTCGCAGACAATGTTGAGCGCATTGCCGCGTCTGGCACCGTGTCGTACGACCCTGTTTGCACGTGGGTATCAGCAAGCCAGGTTATGTCGTACCTTGGCATCACGATCGCAAACCCATCAGATGATTACACGTTGCTTACGCAGTCCGTGTCGGCTGGGTGCCAGTTTGCGTATCGCCGAAGGCAGGAGTCAAATTACATCGACTCGCTAAGCGTCTCACCAGGTGGAGATGTCACATTGGGCACTTTGATGTATTGCGCGGCGTTGTGGCGCTCTAGGGGCTCAATAGAGGCAACCTATGCCACGTTTGACGGCATGGGCTCGGCACCCCAGCAAAGCCTGACTCCGATCGTCAAGCAGCTGCTTGGCATCCCACGTCCAGCGGTTGCCTAATGGCCTACACCGACCTGTTTAACGAAGCGATTGATGACGTAACCGCAACGCTGACCGCGGTATCTGGTCTGCGTGTTGTAAACGACCCAACCAAACTTGCACCTAACTGCGTGTATTTGGATGCGCCAAACTTCACGACTATTGCAGGCAACGGCAACGTGGTACGCCTCGAGTTCCCCGTGAAAGTGATCGGGTCGGGCCCAGCAGGTCTGCCGGTACTTCGTCAGATTCTTAGCATCGTTGCAACCGTGCTCGGCTCCAAAATCATCGTCATGGGTGGCCGTCCGTCAAGCCTTGAGATTGGTGGCGCGTTGTATCCGTGTTATGACCTTGATTGCGCTATTCAAGCCCAGACCGCATAATCCACTATGAGCAGTAATAAATCATCTACTATCTGAACAGAACTAAGGAGCAATCTTATGGCATCATCCACCTACCTCTCAAACCCAGTCCTCACGATTAACGCCGTTGATCTAACCGACATGTGCAGCGCAGCGACATTGACCTACTTGGTTGAAGCGCTCGAAGACACCGCGTTTGGCACCAACTCACGCAGTTACACCGCTGGCCTTGTCAACAACGAAGTGACCTTGACGATGTACGCATCGTTTGCAGCAACCGAAACTTATGCAACCTTGTTCCCTTTGGTTGGCACTAAGACCAACATCACATTGACCCCAGCGTCAGGTGCAGAGTCAGCAACCAACCCAAAGTTTATTTTGACTGGTTGCTACCTTGAGTCGTTGCCAGTTATCAACGCATCCCTTGGCGAGTTGTCAACCTATGACCTCACGTTCATGGGTGGCGCGCTAACGCTTGACACCACCGCACCATAATCACGGCTCCAAGCCGACATAGGAGAAACATGAAAATCAAGTTGCAGTTAAAGCGCACGCCCGACAGCGCACCCGAGTACTACTACACGAACCTGTTTGTGGTTACGGAATGGGAACGCCTTGAGCGTCGCAACATTCAACAGCTCTCGGCAAACCCGTTGTATTCGGATTACGCCTGTTGGATGCACACAATCTTGAAGATTAAAGGCGAACAAGTTGGTGAAAACTGGCGTGAATGGCTTAGCAAAAACCCTGACATCGAGATTCTGCCGGTACTGGACGAGACAGACCCAAACCCTACGGACGCGGCACCTACCGCCGCCAACTAGCAGAGATCTTGGTTGCGGTCGGTTGGTGGCCTAGCGACATTGTGTTTGACGCTCGAGATATGGCAACGGTCATTAAAGTGCTTAACGAGGCAAACAAAAAAAGGAAATAACGTGGCGGAAGTATCGGCAAGGGTTGAGGTCGTAGGGCTTAAGGATGCTTTGAAGACCCTTAACAAGATTGACAAAAACTTGCGCCGAGAAATCACAACAAGTTACAAACAGATCGTTAAGCCTGTTATTGACGATGCAAACAAACTTGTGCCTACTGGCGTTCCGCTGTCTGGTATGGCGCGCAATTGGCAAACCCGATCAGGGTTTCAGATCTTGCCGTGGATACCTGGCATGAAACAAAAGATCGCTGCCAAGATCAACACTCGAGCAATCAAGGAATACAGCGGAAACAAAACCAATGTAGGCACGTTTGCCATTCAATGGAAAGGCGCGACTGGCACCATGTTTGACACGTCCATGGCTGGCTCATTGGGGCGCGCGCTAACTGCACGCTATGGCAGTCATTCGCGAGTAATGTGGAAAGCGTACGAGCAACGCCAAAGCGATGTCATGTCCGAGATGGAGCAATTGGTCAAGCGCGTCATGGATGAAGCGAACAGAGAGACCACGTAATGGCAATCAATATCCCGATCATTTCAGAGTTTGACGGCAAAGGGATTAAAAAGGCTATTGCCCAGTTCAAGCAACTGGAAACGACATCGGAGAAAGCCCAGTTTGCGATCAAGAAGGCAGCGGTGCCGGCAGCTGCGGCGCTTGGCGGTTTGGCGTTGGCGCTGGGTGATGCGACTAAGGCTGCGATGGAAGATCAGCAGGAACAGGCGGCGCTTGCGTTAACGCTTAACAATGTGACGGGTGCAAGTAAAGCCCAGACCGCACAGGTTGAGGAACAGATCAGCGCGATGTCTCGAGCGTCTGGCGTTGCTGACACCGAGTATCGCTTGGCATTAGAAGCACTTGTCCGTGGCACAAAAGATGTGGACATGGCCATGCGCGACATGAACCTTGTCATGGATATCAGCACAGCCACAGGCACAAGTAGCGCCACCGTTGCAGACGCGCTTGCCAAGGCATACCAAGGCAACTTCAAGGCGTTGCGATCGTTGAGCCCAGAAATGGCAACGATGATTAAAGAAGGCGCCAGCCTTAACGAGATTATGGACGTGCTGGGCGGAACGTTTGGCGGTGCTACCGCTGCAAGCGCGGAAACCGCAGCAGGCAAAATGAAGATTCTGTCTAACTCCATTGGCGAAACCAAAGAGTCAATCGGCGCCGCGCTCTTGCCAGTAGTCGAGGCCGTACTACCGATACTTAACAAATTTGCAATGTGGGCACAAGACAACCCACAAGCATTCCTAGCAATCGCTGGCGCTATCGGAGCAGTAGCCGCCGCAATCGTTGTCACCAACATCGCCATGGCACTCAACCCGTTCGCCTTGATCGCTGCCGGCATCGCATTGCTGGTGGTGGCGCTTGTGACCGCGTACAACAAGTTTGAGTGGTTCCGTGACGGCATTAAAGCAATCGTCAACACGGTGATCGGATTCTTTGCTGGCATGGTTAATGCTGCAATCGGCGCGGTTAACGCAATCGTGAGCGCGTACAACTCAATTCCGTTGTTGCCTGATTTGCCTAAAGTGCCGAACTTGCCTGTGCCACAGATTGGCGGAACACCGACACAAGTTGCTGGGCGTATGAATCTTCCGCGCTTGGCCGAGGGTGGCATCGTGTCGAGTCCTACGCTTGCCTTGATCGGTGAGGCTGGCCCAGAAGCGGTAGTGCCGTTAGATCGCATGCAATCTGGTGGCGGTATCACTATCAACGTCACAGGCGGTCTTGCCACAAGTGCAGAGATCGGCGAGTCGGTCGTTAACGCTTTGCGCGCTTATTCGCGTTCCGCTGGGCCGTTGCAGTTACAGGTGGCGTGATGCCAGGAGTATCGGTCGTTGATTCTGGCAACTATGACTTGCAGATCGCTACGGGGTTTCAGGTTGACGCTTTTGTTCTTGATGACGCGCTAAAAGGCGTTTTAGATAACACCGAGTATGTGCTTGACGGCACGACTGAGTTTGCCAATGTAATGGACTCGACTGTCAGCATCAACGTGCGGCGCGGTCGCCGTGACGTGGGCGATCAGTTCAGCGCTGGCACAATGACATTTACCATTCAAGACGTGGACGGCATCTTTAACCCGTTTGACCAAAACAGCCCGTACTACGACACACCGCAATCTAAGCCAGGGCTTGCCCCATTGCGCGAAGTCCGACTAATCCGTTACAGCTCAACCAATGTTCCTGAATCATTGTTTAGCGGTTATGTCGTCAACTATGACTACAACTTCGCGCTCGGCGGTCTTGACACCGTGACCGTGTATTGCGCTGACCAGTTCTACCTACTCGCACAAACATTCCTAGACGAACTAAACGTCACCCCAGAGACGTCAGGCGAACGCATAGAAACAGTCCTAGACCTACCAGAAGTTGACTTCCCAGCAGGCGCTCGAAGCATCGCCACAGGCACCGTCAACCTAGGCCACGACAGCGACTACACCGTGCCGGCAGGAACAAACGTGCTGCAATACATTACCCAGATCAACGAGACCGCCGAGTTTGGGCGTGTGTTTATGTCAAGGGCTGGCGTGTTTACTTTCCAAAATCGCATTGGGAACACGTTAAGCGCGCCTGTCGCCGCGTTCCATGATGACGGAACAAACTTTAAGTATGACGGAGTGGGCATCAGTTTTGAGGCTGACTCGGTTATTAACCGCGCGGTCGTAACAGGGTTAGACGGCAAGACCGCTACCGCCACCGATACAGGGTCTATCGCAACCTATTTTATTCAGACCACAAGCATCACAAACAGTCTGCTACATGAGCAAACAAGCATTGATGACGCTGCCGATTATCTGCTAAACCCAGAGCCCGAACCGCGCTACACGTCCGTGGCAACCAAGTTTTTAATGCTGACCACAGCCCAAAAGGACACCCTGGCAACGATAGATATTGGCGACACGATCAGCGTAGAAAAGACGTTTGCGAGCGGTACTGGCACAACTCAGTTGGCTCAAGAGCTGTCCGTTGAGGGCATTGAGCATCGGCTGGATTTCAGCACAGGCCACAGCGTCCTTTACAGCACCGCGCCAACCACGATCGTGTACGAGTTGATATTGGATGATCTAATCTATGGCGTACTTGACGCAGAAAATGTCTTAGGATAGGAGACACCATGGCACTACCAGTCACATTCGTAGCAGGCGATGTCCTTGAGGCAGCGCAGTTAAATTCTAATTTCACATACCTTGAGGGCGTTGGCGGTTTGCAGTTGGTTAAAACGCAGGTCATTGGTTCGGCGGTTGCAACTGTTGAGGTGACTGGCGCGTTTTCATCAACTTACGACAATTATTTAATCACGGTTTCGGGTGGGGCGTTGTCTGCAAATAATGCGGTTCGCATGATTTTAGGTGCAACAACGGCAGGATATTACCTTGGTTTAACTGGTGTCAGTTTTGCTGGTGCGGCTGGTGTAGCAGTTGTAGATAACGGCGCTATTTGGAGTTTTATTGGTTACGGCGGTACAACTGGCATAAATGTGGCGGCTAGTTTACAAGGACCAAATCTTGCAAAATTAACTTTTGTACAAGCGCCATATATAAACACAGGTGGCGGTAGCGCTAATACAGTTATGGGCTATCTAAACAACTCTACGCAATACACCGCTTTTACGCTTTCGCCTGGTTCGGGAACAATGACGGGCGGCACTATCCGCGTTTACGGATACGCAAACAGTTAGGCAAAAACATGACATACGAAGAAGCAATCGCAATGTACCCACATGACGAAGTACACGTACAAATTGACGGCGTGGTGCGATTAATGACGCCAGCAGAGTACGAAGCATTTATAGAACAGCAAGTAAACGCCGAACCAGCCCCGTAATGCGATGGCGTCCGTTCATTGGGTACGCGCTACTAGTTGTAGTGGTTGCGTGGGCAGTATCTAGTTGCGGTTATGACGGGTCATACCGTTACCCATGCCAAGACCCAGCCAACTGGAAAGCACCAGAATGCGAACCACCGCTTTGCAACCCGTCTGGAACCTGCACAAAAGATTTAATTTATGAGACAACGCCTTAAACCAGAAGAACTGCACGCTCGACTAATCGTTGTTGTCGGCATCATCCTTGCCAGCGTGTTTGCAATCACCGTGCTCGGATTTGTGTACGCGCTCATGTTTGTAACCCAACCGATTGGTCATCAAAGCCCCAATGACTCTGCATTCATAGACCTGCTGTCAACCCTTACGGTATTTATGACTGGCACGTTGTCAGGCTTAGTTGCCTCAAATGGGTTAAAGTCAAAAGCAAAAGAAGGAGCCAAAGATGCTGAAGGATAAAGACAAAGCCATGCTCGCCTCATACGGTCGCTCAATGCTCGCCGCCGTTGTCGCACTAGCAGTAACAGGGAACACAGACCCATCAGCCCTTTTAGCAGCTGCGATCGGCGCGGTCTGCCCAACAGCCTTGCGTTACTTCAACCCCAAAGACATGAAGTTCGGTCGTGGCAACAGCCAAAACTAACCCCAACTCACGGCCATACATCGGCAATAGTGACGGCCCATCAGCAGGCCCACGTGCCGGCATGAACGAGTTTATTAAACAAGTAATTCATCATTCTGGTGGCGCGCTTTGGAACAACGGGTCGTACGGTCAACGCGACATGAAAGGCAAGCCAGGCAGTTTGTCGGTGCATGCGACTGGTCGCGCGGTAGACATGTCGTATCGAGGAAGCGCACGTCATCCGCAATCCTCACGCAAATCTGCGTTGCCGTTTGTTGAAAAATTGGTTGCCAATGCAAACGAGTTAGGCATCCAGATGGTGATTGATTACTTCCCGTCACCGTACGGTCGCGCATGGAAATGTGACAGACAAGCGTGGAGCAAATACAGCAAGCCAACAGTCAGCGGTGCACCAGGTGGCGATTGGTTCCACATCGAGATATCACCACAGGCAGCCGACTCGGTGATCTTCGTAAAAGCCGCATTCTTAAAGGTGTTCGGGGAAATCCCACCAAAGGCTTGATCTATGTTCTAGGGTCGGAGTACCGACAAAAGGACAGGCAATGACTGAACCGCAGATCGTTGATTACAGCGTCTATACAGGAGTGATGGACAACGGCCAAGAAATCTTGGTACAGATCTTTACCAGCCCAGAGTCGGGCAAGTTCTTATTAGGACAAATCGCATTCAGATCGGCCACCGCAACTTGGGGTGAGCCCATACCTTTGGAGAAAAGATGAACTATTTTGCAGAGAAAATTATAGGGCTAGTGCTTTGTACGGTCTTTGGCTTTACGGTCGCTGTGGGGGCTCCTGACGCGTCTGGTAGCCCGTCTGACACCATCGCCCTAGCGCCCTATTTGATTGAGGCAAGCACCACCACGTCCAGCACATCGTCAACGATCTTTATTGACCCGTACAGCTCGGCGTGTGAGCAGTTCAGCGCGCTAGCAGTCAACCTTGGCTGGCCTGCCGATCAGCGCACCGTGCTAGAGGCTGTGATGTTTAGAGAGTCGCGCTGCCTACCAGATCAGGTCAACTCTAAAGACCCTAATGGGGGCAGTCGAGGGCTGATGCAGATCAACGGATTCTGGACACCCTGGCTTATTGAGCGCGGTCTAATTACAAACGCAGAAAACTTGTTACAGGCAGATGTTAATTTGCGCGCAGCGTTAGAAATCTACAATTACGGCGTTGACCGTTACGGCTACGGCTGGGGGCCATGGAGTGCAACACGATGAGCGAAGGTAGCGCATGGAATCAAGGCGAATTATCCGAAGAAACACGCAAACTTGTATTGGAGCGCACCGAAATGATTAACCACAACATGGCAATCTTTAACCTGATTGACGAAATAGCAGACATACGTCAAAACCCACACGCCAGCATTATCAGGCGTTTACAAACCATGAAAAACCAGTTGTCACTTAATGAACCGATGCCGTTGTATGACGTGACTACACTCGATTTAGCAATCAAAGCACTACAAGCACATTCCTAACCGACAAGGACATTCCGACAATGAAAACTTGCACAGTTTGCAAAGGCTCAATCGCTTACCCAGAGATACAAGGCAAAACACATTTCGTATGTGACGGCCGTGTGCCGGCAAGAAAACAAGCGCCATTCATCCAAGGGATGTTGGCGTCACAGTCATCTGCTGATGCGCGCTGGACACGCATAGAACAAAACCAAGTTGATGCGGCGATCGCACACGTGGCAAAAACCAAAGGCATCTTCACCGCTGACGATGTATGGCAACACTTAGGCGCTGACTTTCCTGTCACCAAGGGGCTGGCTGGACGGCTTAACGCAGCATCTAGGCGTGGCATCATCCGCAATACAGGCGAACTGGCATATGCGAACCGCGGTGGCGCACATGACCACGCACAGCGCCTAAGCGTGTGGGCAGGCATCTGATGGGCTTTGATCTAAGCAACTACGAGACAGTCGAGCAACGCCTAGTCCGATGGTGGGCCGCATACCCGAACGGGCGCGTGTACACGTGCATGATGAACTACACAGGCGATGCTTGCGTGTTCTATTGCGAGCTGTACGCCGACAAGGATGACAAGGTGCCAGTCGCGACAGGCTATGCCGAAGAAATCAAATCAGACCGTGGCGTCAATGCGACCTCGTTTGTAGAGAATTGTGAGACCAGCGCGATCGGTCGCGCAATTGCCAACTGCCCGTTACAGGCTCCTGCTAGTGGCCCTAGGCCGTCACGCAATGAGATGCAAAAGGTCGAGCGCCTAACCACACCACCGCAACCGCAAGAGCACGTACCCTCTGGTGCCTTTGCCACACCCAAGCAACTGGGCTACATCAAGAAACTTGCCAAGGATGCAGGACTGGATGATTTGGGATTATTGGAGTTGATACAGCGCGAACTAAACAGCGATGAGGCTGTGCTGGAGTTGTTAAAGAGCCATGAGGCAAGCAAAGTGATTGGAGCATTGCGATGACATTGGATGAAATGATTAAAAGCGTTGACGCGTTATGCGAGGTGCATGCAAAAATAAGCGCGCAACAATTCACACGCAAAGACGAAGCGCTGCAATACGTGGGATGGGCAATCATCGGTCTGACCGAAACAATCTGGCATAAAGGTCTAGGCATTGAAGCCTGACCTAAAGATGAGCGAAGCCGAGTTCAAGGACATGGTGATCAGCGTCGCGAAGCGTTACGGCTGGCTAGTTCACCACGATCTGCCGGCACAGAACACTCGAGGGCGCTGGATGACTAACGTGCAGGGCGATGTGGGGTTCCCTGACCTGTTCATGGTGCACCCGTTCCAAGCAGGTCGCCCGCTCGTGATAGAACTTAAAGCCGAAAAGGGCAAGTTAACGCCTGGGCAAAAGATTTGGTTAAATGCTTGCGAGTTAGCAGGATGTCATGCAGCTGTGTGGAAACCCAGCGACATGGAATACATTCTTTACACATTGAGTAATCCAAGACAGTAAAAACTTAATAGCGCTGGTACCTTGCGGGACAGATCACCAGAAATGGTGAAGCAAGGCTAAGTAAACGGGCCTCACTAGATGAGACAACCCAGAGGGCCTCGACCGCCCTCAAGCCAGCATCATGACCTAAGCCTGTCGCAGGGCGGTTGGATGACACGCAGTAATGCGGGTAGACGGTCGCGCCTCGAATCATGCAAGACGAAATGATTTGGGCAATGCGACTGGGCGATCAGTAAACAGACTGATGAAGTGATGCAATAGGGATCTGGGATGGGCAATCCAGAGGGTGGAGCATTCACACACATATGTTCAATCGGATGACATAAGGTAAACATACAAAAGAAAAAACACAGCAAACACGGAGACACACACATGAGTCCGACATCAAACCGAAAGCAAGGCGCTTGCGCCGCGCTAGCACAAGCCGAAGGCGCGTGAGATGACACGCAAACTCACCGAACACGACACAACGATCTACAAGCAAGCACGTGCAGAATTACTGCGCGACCAACCCATCTGCCATTGGTGCAAACGAAACCCAGCAACAGAACTAGATCACCTAGTCGAGTCAGACAAAGGCGGCACTATTGAAGATGGATATGTTGCAGCATGTAAGCCATGCAACTCAGCGCGCGGAGCAACATACCGAAACAAAAAACTCGCAAACGCAAAACACGCAAGAGAAAAAGCAATAAACGATTTTTTATATGCGAATGAGATGCCCCCGAGCCCCATCCATCATTTTGTCGCCACCAGCCCGAACCAGCCTGAACTGGCGTCAACTGGCCATGACCAGCCAAGACTGGAAACGATCATCCCAGACCATGCCGGCTCACTAGCTGGACTTGTGGGGGGTATGGCAAAACAGGTACTTCAGATTGACTTGATGCCTTGGCAATTGCATGCTCTTGAAGGGATGCTGGCGGTTGATGCTGATAACAAGTTTGTGCATCGCTCGAGCCTTGTGTCGGTTGCGCGTCAGAACGGTAAGACCACAATCATTCAGGCGCTGATCTTGTTTTGGCTTGTAGAGATGCCCAAGATCAGGGGTGGTAAGCAAACTGTTGTTTCGGGCGCGCACAGACTTGATCTTGCGTGTTTGTTGTTTGATGATCTGTCGCCAATCCTTGAGGAGTATTACGGCGCCAAAATCGTCAAGTCGTACGGGCGTTATCAGGCCACAATGCCAGACGGCAGCAAATGGTGGGTCAAAGCATTAAAGCCAAATCAAGGTCACGGTATGAGCATCGATCTTGTAATCGTTGACGAGTTGTTTGACGTTAACCCTGACTCGGTTGAGGGCGGTCTGTTGCCGGCACAGCGCGCACGCAAAAACCCTTTGGCGTGTTTCTTCAGTACTGCTGGCACGGAAGAATCAGTCTTGTTTCAACGGTGGCGTGAGGCAGGCATCCGCGCAATAGACAAAGGTGAACCGTCAACGATGTATATGGCGGAATGGTCGCCTGACCCAAGCCTTGACCCGCTGCACCCATCGTCATGGGCGTGGGGTAATCCTGCACTTGGCCACACGTTGGACATGGACACAATTAGGCAAGAATCAACCAACCCTGATCGAGCGTCGTTCTTGCGCGCATCCCTAAACCTTTGGGTGAGTGTTGTGCGCGGATGGATTGAGCCAGGGCGTTGGCCGTCATTGGAATACACAGGTGACATACCTAGCGGTGGGGTCGTGGCGATCGAGTCTTCGCTGGACGACTCCCGATACAGCGCGACCAGATGCGTCAACCTGTCTGACGGGCGCGTGCTTGTCACCGTGGCATTCATCGCCGAGTCCATTACAGAGCTGTGGGAAAACGTGCAGGAACTTGCTAAAGACCCCACGATCAGGTTTGCCCTGTCGCCGACCGTAGACGCCACATGCCCACCGAACATCGAGCGCCGCAGGGTCGTGGTTGGCTACGCCGAACTAGGACGGTTTACACCGCTTGCCAAAAACATGATCGCCGAAGCACGACTGTTACACACGGGAGAAAAGTTGCTTGCCGAACATGTCCAGCGCGCTGTTGCTGTTCGCACCGACAACACAATCGTGCTATCGAGCAAACGATCACCTGGCCCGATTGAGTTAGCGCGCACAATGGTCTGGGGTATCGGCATGTGCGCCCGTCCAGTCAACAGCGGAAAGCCCATGCTTGTCGCGGTAAATAACTAAGATAAACGCGGCGACCGCGCACCTTGCCTTTTGTCGGAATCGGATAAGTCATGCGCGGTTGCCACTTATATGACAAAGTAGGAACATGGCGATCTTTAACAAAACC